GCAACATCAGTGAGCAAGATAAAATTGGTTCTCCTAATGCCTTCAATAAATCTAAGGCAATTTGGTTATCCGGTACACGCAAGCCAATGGTTTTTCGTTTTGACGTCATTAAGCGACGAGGAAGCTCTTTCGTCGCCGTCAAAATAAAGGTATAGCGCCCTGGTGTATTATTTTTAATTAAGCGATAAGCCACATTACTTACCGTTGCATAGGTTGAAAGCTCGGATAAATCGCTACATACCAACGTAAAATTATGCCCTTCTGGCAATTTACGAATCGCCACGATACGATCCATCGCATGTTTATCGCCGATCATACAACCTAAGGCATAGCCTGAATCGGTCGGGTATACAATGACACCGCCTTGACGCAAAATTTCTACCGCTTGATTAATCAAACGCGCTTGCGGATTTTCAGGATGGATATAGAAAAATTGGCTCATAATTTTGTCCTTAAAAAACTGATGAGATTATACACCGATTTAGATGCAGGTTATAAGAATTTGTTATAAAAAATAATAAGCGAGCTTCTTAAAAGGATGTGGTTTATTTTTTCGTTCCGAAAAAGTCAATATTATTGTTCTTTTTTCTCTTTTAAAATCAAAGATATTTAAAATTATTTCGGAACATATTTATAACATAAATGGATGATTGTTACAGGGTTAAGTGCGGCCATAATAACCGCACTTTTTTACTAGAAGACCTGAGGGTATGCAGGGATTACAAAATCTTTTGCCGTACTTGGATCGATTTCGCCACTTTCCAATTTTGCTTTTTTGTCACGCAAATCGTTTTGTAGGTCATCGATATCGTAATCAATAGCTTGATATTGATACACGTTGTAGTATGGAGCACGAATAAAGTCATCAACATCAGACGGATCGTTCCGCACATAAAGATATTGATTTTCTTTTTGCTTATCCGCTAAATAGGTTTCGGTTACATACTTAGCCAACCATTTAACAAATAAACCCTCATTAACTTTACTCTCGGCTATTTTTTGAGCTAGAGCATAGTTATCATCGATAATAGGCGTTGCATTTGTAGATTTTACATTACTGGTTGACATCAGCTTAATGAGCGTACAACGTCTAACTTCACCCCCTGTCACCTCTGAGTATTCCTGCCCGACATCAATTAATTTTGGGTAACTACCTTCAGCCACGTATAAGCAAGTGCTGTTTTTAAATGATTCAGGCAACTCAATTTTTACTCGTACCTCTTTTCCGCTTTCACGTAATTTATTTAACACATGCTGTTCAAATAGTTTAGGTACTTCAAACTTAATCGCCTCTAAGCCAATTTCAGGTATAACGTCGGGTTGAGGTTGCGCAGGCTCTGCGCTTGGTTTTTGTGCATCTTTAAGACTTTCGACAGCCATTTCAAGATTCGCAATATCTTTCGCCACGCTGTAAGCAAACCCCTTATTTATATTGTCGCTAGGATTCATTTGTTCCATTTTTAACCTCCGCTTTGGTTTGTTGATAAATTTCATTTAATTTCTCATCAAGGCTAGTTTCTTTTTCGTTATCTTGATGAGTAATTTCGCCTTTAGTAATTAAATATTTAATAGGCAAAACCTTTACTTTATAAGCTTTTGAATAGCCAAATTTATTCATTTCCCACCACCGTTACATCAAGGATTAATACAAATTCGCCGCCTACGAGTGTTCGCACCTTGCCGTTTTTATCAATACACTGTAAGTCGTAAGGCGCTGATTCCCACTTGACCGATTCGGTTTTTTCGTGTGGCACGTTAACAATGATTAAGTTGTTGTCGACTACAATTTCACCCGTGGTAGATGATAATTTAATCGTCTCACCACGCTTAGGCTTGATATGTAAATCAAGTCGGCACCCAGTAAAATCTACCGCACTTTGTTGTTCAGTATCTTCGACCACTTCAAAAACAAAGCCGTCGTCATCTCCACGTACCATCTCTAAATCGATAATATCCATGATTTCCTCACAATAAAAAAAGCCCCACAATGGGGCTTGGTTGATTACTCAGTATTATTTAGCTCTATTCCTGAATCATTAAAACACTTCCGATGAAATCGGCGTCTCCGGCAAAATAAAGAAAAGGAGATTGATTTTTATCTAAAACTCCTATGTCGGATCCGCGCTTTCTTTCTTCATCTGGGGTTAATTTTCTTGTTCGTATGCTCCCATTGAGAATCTCAATACATCTCCCTTTGTACGATTTTTTAGGGAAATAAAATGCTAATAATTTAAAACCGGAAATAGACATTTCTTTATCTTCTCGCATGTCAAAATCTAGTTTAATTAGTTGTTTTGGCGCGGCGGTTAGTACCTTCCCGCTTATGTTTACTCCATAATTCGATGTAGCTAGCGGATCTTCCATTCTTAAAATGTTAAACCCGATCTTTGTGCCACCTCCGCGCGGATTCCAATTAAGAAACGTTTCACCAAAGACGACGTCATTCTCATTTTGGTAGAAGGTAATTGAATTGGTAACATAGTCATCATTTCTATCATCATATCTCGTCCATGATAAGACAGTTCCCGATGCACTCCACCCTTCTTGCGTTGGTTCCGTTATGCTGTCCGGCGAATAAGGCGAATAAACAGATAATAAATACTCATTAGGCGCAAGGGTAAAGCATTTCGTGATTCCGTAATTAAAAGGCTTCTCGATCTCTCTTTTAACAAGTGAGTAATGATACAATCCGTCTAACCCTTTGCCATCAACAACTACAGAGTAGTTACTGCTAGCACCATTAATCTTTTCAGTGATTAATGCCTTTGTTTTTTTGTTGCTAAATGCGATGTCTCGCATAGTGTTGCCTGTTATTTTTACAGCATTATCATTAACCCGTAACTCATCACCAAACACCTTAACGCCGTATGACATATTTACCCCCTTAAATGTGGACTTTTTTGATAAAAATGCTTTAATCTTGGTTAACAACTTCATTAGGTTGTTTCCCTTCTGTTATTAGGGACAAGATTTCCTCTCCGCGGAAAATTGAGTCTTGATTAATTGATAGTAATTGCATTGCCTCAAATACGATCGCACTACCTTGTGAGAGTGATACTCCACCGATCAATAGCCCTGTAATCTGCCCGTTAGTCATATTAATAAAATCAGATTCTGTTTCAAAACTTGCGATCTGCACCTCCATTTCTGCGTTTATAAAATCAACTCTTATTTGAGATATGGTATGGTATTTACGCACATTAGACGTAATACCATTAAGCATATTGATTTCCTTTTTAAAAAAATAAATCATGACAATTTACCCAATCTAACCCTTAAATTACCGGACTCATCATAAACATCGATTCTGTCATTTGTGATAACCATCCCAACATTGCCGCTATTTGCTCTGATAGTGACACCACCTGATCCATTAACAATAAATCGGTTATTAATGTTAAGCGACCCACCATTAATAACAGGTGATTGTATCGTCTGGTTTGCTTTAATATGTTGCCCAAGGATTGTACCATCTGCAATTAAATCACCGCTCAAAGCAAGACGACCATTAGCAAGCGTAAATACATTCCGCACTGTGCCATCAGTGGCATTTTTGACAACGCCGAATTTGTCAGCCATTACAATTACTGAGCTTTCTGCCGTCCTGCCATCACTTGACGCACCAAGCGCAATCCCGGCAATTGCAGTACGACCACCACCGACCACTTGCGTTTTAATGGTGTGCGTTGCCGACAACTTGTTATTAACGCCTGCAACCGTGCGGCTCACTACATCAATCTCCGCTTTGCTTTGGGCCACTGCGTCCGTTTTTGCTTTATCTGCTTTGGCTTGCGCGTCTGCTTGCCATGTGGCGCGCAAACTTTGTTGAGCAATGCTGGCAACCTCGGACTTGTCCGCTTTGGCAGTGCGGATATTTGCGATTGAGCCTTCCGCGTTAGCCACCCTGCCCGCTAGCGCTTGTCTAGCTTGAGCTTCCGCCTTATCTCCGTCCGCTCGTGCTTTTTGTTCAGCGGTTATGCCGGATAATGCAGATTCCGCTTTGGCCGTTGCAGTTGTAATGCGTTGCGCTTGTTGCTCATCAACTGTTTTAAGCTCGCTGATTTGCGTTCCGCGCGTCACCGCTTCCTGTTGGATTTGCGCAATAGCTCTTTCCGCAATATCTTTCGCCGCTTCCGCCGCTTCGGATTTACCGCTGATCTCATTGATTAACTCTTGCGTCAATGCGCTTTTGTTAATCTGTCCGTGGATATAATCAACAATCTTTGTTGCATCGCGCTCTGTTACGCCCTCGACCGCATCCGTAAATTTCCCCGCAACATCTTTACTCACCATGCGCGCCCAAAAATAGTACGTTTCAGAGACACCCAAGCCGGTGTAACTGTAACTATTGGTCGGGTATGCGAGAGTGACAAGTTTCCGGGCATGTTGGAAATTGTCGTCTTGACTAACCCAGATCTCAATAGCTGAGTTTGGATTGGCAAAAACAGGATTACGCCAGTTAAGGTCGATCCCCATCAACTTACTAACCGTAACCAATTCAGCGATCGTAAAATTCACGCTAAATGATTTGGTGACAGGTTCAGACAATTGGCCTGCGCCATTTTTCGCGCGGATTTCTGCGGTGTAATCGCCGTCCGGTAGCCCGGTAAAGGCAATGTTCGTATTTGTTAAGTCATCATAGGCTTTATACAAAGTGCGGTTACCGTCAAAAGTGCGGTAGAGTTTGATTTGATATTTAACGGTAGATTCATTCTTCGCAAAATATTCAAATGATAATCTGATTCCGTCATCCGTTGCGGCCACATCAACATTTTGGATACGATAGCGATCCGGCACTTCACTAAATGATACGGGTTCAAAGTGCGCGCCACTGTCAACAATCGCTTCTTTCTGCGGTTCATGTTGTAGCGCGGTGATGGTGTACTTGCCCTTGCTTTCCTCTTTGATACTCAAAGCACGGTATAACTGCGGCTGTACTTTCTCTCCATGACGCAACCAAACGCCGTATTCTGTAAGTCCCGTCGGCGCTTTATCTAATACGATTCGGTTTCCATCCAAGACATCAATCACTTTAATGCCGGTGACTTGCGCGTTTTGGTTGTAATACAAAAACTGTTCACCCGTTTTAAATGGCACTTCGCGATCAAGCGTTACGACTTTATCTGTCACAGACAGTACACGTCCGCCTAATTGCGTTCCAGCATAGTCATTATCCGCAACAAGGATAATATCGCCCGGTACGTGCATTAATCCTTCGGCGCCAACGGTAAATGTGACCGTGCGGGTTTCCAGTTTTTCCGTTTCCAAAATCCAACGACCTGTACGGTACGCTTGCCCGCGTGAAGTGCAACCAAAAGCGGTAACTTTTTTCACGTTTAAACCGTAACGGCGGATCAAATCATCATCTGAAACACAGATAACATCTTTTTCATAGTTGTTCTGTGCGTTGGCGTACTCAACGTGGATTTCGTTGTGGCGCGCTTTCATAGCCGAATAAGAGTAAGTAAAGCCCTCTTTGTCAACGTTGGCGTTCGTGTACGTCCACACCGGATCGGCTGGGCGGTCTTGAATTACCGTAAATTCCCGTCCGTTCCACACCGGTATTGCGCGGAAAATCGAACAAATATCATTGATAACGTCGTATGCTTGGCGTTGCTCCGTGATCCATGCGTTACAAGTAAAGCGTGGTTCTTTTCCACCAAAACCATCATCTACCAACTGATCGCAATATTGCGCCACGTTGTAAAGCGCCCACTTATCTACGGCAAAATCACCAAGACGACGACCGAAACCATAGCGTTTGTTTTTCAGCAGGTCATAAAGCACCCATGCCGGGTTGTCGCTCCACGCCGTTTTAAAGGTTCCGTCCCAAATGCCGTTATAAGCCCGCGTTTCCGGGTTATAGTTACTAGGCACTTGTACGATGATTCCGTAAACATCATATGTTCGATTCGGGATACTTGAAAAATAGTCCGAATCAAACTTGATGCCGACAAGCGCGGTATTTGGATAAGCTAACCGCGTTTTGATAATCTCGGTATAGCTCGCCCAAATAGTGTTATTTTGCAACCGTTGAGACTTACTGTCCTCGTCTATACGCTCGACGCGCACGGTAAAAGGCGTCGGCGGCAGATTATCAATCTCAATTTGGCGCAAATACTGTGAGCTGTACTTGCCGTTAATCGTTAACGGGATTACGCGCTGACCGATGGTAATATTCATCGTTACGCTCGCACCGTGCGTGTCTCCCTGATCGTTTTGCGAAAAAAGGCTTTGTACACCCAAGGTTAACCGTAAGCGTGATACCTTGCCATCCGATACCGTGCGGGTTAAAGGCGTATTTTTGCGCACCTGCGTTCCAACAGAAATCTCTTTTTCGGACGTGTTGAAACCCTCAAGAATATCCTGATCTTGAATACCGATGCGCCCTTCTGCTTCCACATTGCTAAAATTGTAGGTTCCGTCCTTGTTTTGAATTGGCGTGTTGTCCAAGAAAACGGACTGCACCCCATTAACTAAGCCTTTAACTTCGCCCTCGGAAACAATCTCAACGATTCTTACCGCCTGTTTACTACGTCCAGATTCTGGCGCTTCATACGGCGTATGACCGCCGCCACCTCCACCACCGCCCATGTGTACCTCTCAAAATAAAAAAACCGCACATAAAAGTGCGGTCAAAATTCAATTCGTTTTACATTCTGCCTTTTCTAAATCCGACAGGTTTTTCACTTGTTTTCGCCGTTTCCACATCGTATGTTTCCACGCCTTGCGAAATAATTAATGAGCCGGTACGGATTTTCCCGTAAGCCAGTGGCACCGGTCGCCCTTGCGCTGCCATGTTTGACAAGTTAGTAAATGATGTGGATTTCTGTTTTTCGGCCTCCTTACCCTGCCCGGGCATTGTCGGGGTTTTTGTTAGCATTTGAGCAACACCGCCCAAGGTCATAGCCAACCCCGCAGCAAATGTGGAGCCTCCAGTCCAAATTGAAGCAACCATTAGCACCACGCCGATAATGACCGAGAATATGCCCGCTTTCTTCGCTCCGGCAATAACCGGGGTAAAATGCACTGTCATTCCATCTTTTAATTGATAGCCAAGATCGCGCTCAACGTAGCGGCTATCCATGTAGCGTTTACCGATGCGGACTTTATAAAATCCCTTCGCCAGTGTTTCTCTGAATTTCGGCAACTGGCTACACAACGCACGGATAATTTCCGCCGTGTCTTTTACATCGAGCTTAAATTCACTGCCAAATTGTTTAAGGCCGCCGTAAAGTTTAACTGTGACCACTCTTTAAATCTCCATAAGCTATGCGTATGCTTGAGCCAATAACCATCGTATAAATCACGCTTTGATAACCGACGGGGGCTGTGATGTAACACCATTTGATCACCAATATAAATCGCCGCGTGATTCGGCACATCAGAGCCAACTTGGATCAGGATAACATCACCGACCTGTAATTCTTTTACGTCGGTTAGGCGTTCAAAACCTTGTTCTTCCATGTGATCCATATACAGGTTAAAGCCATCTTCCCACCAGTAATCATCACGTTCAAAATTAGGAAACTCTTTGCCAGACAACCGATAAAAATCGCGGAATAACGTGTAGCAATCCGTTTGCCCGTGAATAAATTCGCGCCCAAGTAAAGGCGGTACCCACGGGAAAACATGAATCACCCCATCGCACACAAGCCACCAATCCAGTTCCGTATTTTGTTGCATCTGAAAATCAGCGGGAGACAATACAGGTTCGCCGCTAGGGTGCGAATGGACGAGAGCGACAATATTCCCTTTCATGCCAGCGGAAAGAAAATCATCAGGCGAAACCTCGAAAAAATTTTCCGGGTCGTCTGCGATATTCTCACAGTTAATAAATTCAAGTTCACAACCAGCAAAAATAACAAAGCCACACATTTCGCGTGGCTCCAGTTCTTTTGCTATTTTCAGTATGGCTTTTTTTAATTCTTCGTTCATGCTTACCCCAATTTATCAACGCTTGGGAATCCACCAAAATTAACCACGTTATTTCGTAATGCGCACCCTGTGACTAATCCGCTACACTTGTCTTTCTTGCGGTCGTTTGTCGGTTGGTCTTTTTCATCTGCTACTGCGGGACCTGTATAACCGCACTCTACTCCACGGTAAAGCCATGAGCAAATTGTTGTAATCGTGCGGCATGATATGTAAGCGTTGTCCGTTTCCATCGGCAAAGCTAACGTAAATGAGATGACATCCCGCTTATGCGTCGCCACTTGCTCAATAACAAACAAACTTAATGCCTCTTGCGTCGGGTCGGCTTGCTTGTTTCCGCCCGCAAAGTTTACCGCGTCAAGATACTGCATATAGACCATGCGGCGGCGGACAATCGCGCCAAGGCACTGATCGAATCTAATCAAAAGTGCGGTAACAAATCCATCCAGATTCATCAAATTCAACGTAGGGCGATTGCTCGGGCCTTGACCTGACATTTCAAAACCATCAGCGCTTACGCCATAGGCTTCATATGTATGCCCCTGCCAGACAATAGGCTTGCGCATTTCATTAGTACCGGCATAAAAACGATATAATTCGCCACTCATGCCGTCCGAATCTTTCAGCCCGCGCAAATCCACCTCCCAAAGCTCGATCATTGCGTTTTGTTCAAGCTTGGCGAGGTCTAATTTAAATTGATTGCTAATTGCTTGTGGCATTACAACGTTTCCTCAAAATCGCACGAAAATTCCGTGTAAACAGTGCCGACTTTCGCCGGCCACTTCTTACATACAACTTTAACCTGTTGCCCACTGTACGGGTCGTTAAACAAAAACGGCTTGATGCCTTGGTGCTCCCGCAGGAACTCGTGAACATCAAATCGTTCTTTATTTTTGACTTTCACCATCACCGAGTAAGTCTGCAATAGCGCATTTATACCGGACGGGCGCCGCTGCTTGTAGCCATCCCCGAATTCCATTTCATCAACTTTTGGCTCATTGTTAACTTCAAAATTCGGACGAATACACCACTTAAATGTTTTCATCGAGCAAACGCGCCCCCTTGTCGCATACTTTCTTGTTGATGATAGGCGATACGGCTATCCGCAATTTTCTTCATCAATTCGACCGTGATTTCAACCTGATCGCCACGTTGCTCTCGGCTAACTCGCGCTTCCATTGGTTCACCGTTGTTAATAACTTTTACGGATATATCTCCATTGGCTTGACGACTGAGTAAACCGGTATAACTCGGAGAACCACCGCCACCAACGCGCCCGCCGTTCGCAAATTTAGGCAATCTACGTTGATTCAACGCGTTCATGAAACCGACGCCATAATGATCTACCGTGCGGGAGGTCATCACAAACTCGTTATTGGATAACCAAGCGGGGATTGAGTCGCTTGTACCCGTTCCCGGTCCCTGTACGTGACCGCCAGTAGCATAAGCGCCTACAAGCCCACCATCAGCAAAACCAAAACCGACTGCACTTGCGGCAGATTTGATTGCATTGAATAACATCATCTTGATAATCATGTTTGAAATATCTCGCATGATTGATACTGCCATACCTTTAAAATCCGCTTTGCCGGTCATAACAAAGTCAGTTAGTGCGTCAGACATTGAACCAAAGGCGCGTACCGTGACGTTACTCATGTTTTCAGAAACATTTCCAACATCATCTTCAATGGTTTGCAATCCTTTTTTAAATCCACCAACCGCACTTCCTCGCGCTTCTTCGTTTTGTTTTTGGATTTCTGCGCGACGCTCTTTCAGTTTGGCAATTTCTTGATCGAGCTTAGCAATATTTTCATCAGTCATGCCGATTTTTAATTTCGCCGCTTCCAAGTCTAATTGATGGTTGTACTGCATCAACTCTTGCTCTTGGCGGGTTTTGCCAAGTAGCGTTAATTCAAACTCCATTGCCTGTAACTTCTCGGAGTTATCAAACGCAAACTGGTTGATTGCAACTTCCTGATTCGCCGCGTCAATTTGTGATGCAAGGCTTTTCAGTTTCGCAAGCCCCTCAGCGCCGAAATAAGCGTATTTTTCAGCATTGGCAACAATATCTTGAGTGAGTTTATTTACTTCCTGATATTGGCTAGGCTGACCAAATAAAGCAATGTCTTGAGCGTTGGCTTTTGCTTCCGACAACTTCTTCTGCATTTCGCCAAGTTCTTGCGTGTACTGCTTGTCGTAATCGACTTTCGAGCCTTTCTTTTTGCCGCCTTTCTGCTCGTCTTTCGCTAAGTTCGTTTGGGTGTACTGATCAACATAATCATCAAGCATTTGCCCGGTGTAGCCCTTTTCCTGCCCCTCACGTAGTCCGCGATGTTGATATAACGCCTTCCCTTTGAGCTTGGTTTCTTCCTGCTCTCCTCTCAGGCGCGCCATATCTTTTAAATATGCGGCGCTCAATTTGTCGCTGGCGTAGGCTTTAATGGTCCCATCCGCTTGTTTAATAGCTGTCGTGCCTTTACCAAACATCATTGAGAATAGCTCATTCAAGCTTTTTTTCGCGTCATCGGCAGACAGTTTCAGATCATCAAGCGTGCCGGAAAATACAAGTACTTTATTTGTGACATCAGGCGTTTTTTGTGCGCCTTTGCCCAACTTCTCATTGAGTTCGTCTTGCGTTGCCGTGAGTTGCTCGGTTGATTTATCTAAATCCTTTTGAGCGTTCTCGAGTTCGTAGGTTAAATCAATTAGCTTACCTTGGATTTTCTTACGTTGCTCTGCTTCGCTTTCAAACTGATACCAGCTATCAGATCCGTAGTTCTCCCAACCTTTATTCAATGATTCAATCTGTTTTTCAAGCTCAGCAATTAAGCGCTTTTTGTCCTCGACGTTTTTCTTAAATGCCACCTGACTTTCTTCAAGATCTTTAACTTGCTTATTCAGCGCTACGGCGGTCATCTGCTGTAGCGCTTCTTTGCTAGTATCGATTGATTGTGTGTATTCTTTGGCCTTTTGAGTGGCTTCTTCTGTCGCGTCAGCCGTATTTAACCAATATCCGGCAAACGCCGCTAATGTTGTAACAGCAGTAACACCAAGCATGATAGGATTTGATAAAAACGCGGTTTTCATCAAATTAAGTTCAGCTGTCGCTCCTCGTACAACCGCGCGATAAGATGTCATCAAGATACTTGATCGAGCCAATCCGGCATTAGCCGCCGCTTGGGTAACTGCGTTTTCAGCATAAGCGGTTCGCAATGCCAGTTTCGATGCCGTTAATTCTCTTTCAGCTACGACAAGCTGTTGAGTAATTATCTTCTCCTGTTCTTTCAGTGCGTTATACTGCACCATGCCGGCGGCACGCGCAGACGCGTTAGAGCCTTGTAATTGTGTGGCTAATAATTCTCGCTCAGCGATAGTTTGTTGTTGCGCAATTCTTAAACTATCAACTCGCGCTTTCATTGCCTGATAATCAACTGTAGTTTGACGCAAGGTTGCGGAGGTTGTTTCGGTCATTGCCGCCGCTCTTTCGCGTGCGGCTTGCGCAAGTTGTTTTTCTTGGGTAATCGCCACACGTTGAGAGGCATAATCGTGTATGCTACGGGATACTTTTATAGATCCCCAAACACCGACAAGAGCCAATCCTGCGGCGACGGCGGCATCCATGTTATTTGCGACAACTAAAATACTTTTAGCAACCTTATCTGAACCACCTACAGATTTATCTAACTCACCAACAAATTTAACGGCTTTAGTGTTTAAGACTTCCAGCGCATTTCCAACCGTCGTAACGGTTGTAGCGTAATCAATATCAATTTTATCTTTGACTTTCTCAAGTGCACCAATAACACGTTCGGCTGTTAGTTCCCCATGTTCACCCATTTCTTTAAGGGCACCAATTGGCACCCCTAGACCGTCAGCAATAGCCTTAGCAAGTGCCGGTGTTTGGGTCATAACAGAGGTGAGTTCTTGTCCGTTTAATACGCCTTTGTCTAACGCCTGACTAAATTGCAATAACCCAGCTTCAGCGGATGCCGCACTTACACCAGATAGCGCAATAGTTTTATTAACGGTTTCCGTTAAATTTGCCGTGTTTTTTTGCGCCCGTCCGAGCTGTTCTTCTGCACTTGCTAATTTGGTGTAAACCTGTCCAGTAGCGGATAAGCTTTGATATGTGCGGGTTGATATGTCAAAAATATCCCGCATTGCTGCCGCTTGTTCCGTTTGGTCTTTCGTTACAAGTTTAATGCGGTTCCCAAGTTCGGTATATTCGTCAGCAAAAGACAACACTTTTTTTACCGGAATGCCGGCAAACAAATTTATCTTAACTAACCGATCCGCACCTTGGATACTTCTCGTCAGCCTTTGTACATTCTGCTCAATCGAATTTAGATTGCTGTTTGTTGTAGTGGCAAATTTAACCGCACTTTTTTGTGCGCGCTCCAATCCTTGCGAAAACTGGACTGAATCTAAAGCCAGATTAATATTCAGTGAACCTAATTTCCCAGCCATATTTACTCCATAAAAAAAGGCTCGCCAAAGCGAACCTTTTCTAAAAATTAATTAACGATTACTTGTGCAGCTGAGATTTCTCAACATTGAATTCAATTATATTTCCAATCACTAAAACGGTAATGCCATTGAGCAATGCAAACAAGCCCCAAACCCAAAACGGAGAACCTGCCAAACCACCACCGAAAGACATATAACCGAGAAAAGAAATATATCCAACAACAACCAAAAGGAAAATGACTTTTCTTAATTTATAAGTTAGCCAAACAACACCAAGGCTTTCTAAAAATTCCATATTTCCTCCAGCATTTCAACGTTTAATTTCATGCTTCTAATGTACAAAATACATATAAAAATAGCAATAAAAAGTACATTCTTTATTGCCACTTCCGTTATTTTGTAAATAATGACGTTACAACGATTTGACCAACAGTTTTGATTACGTCAAATGACATATCAACACCTTTTGACTTTATAATGTTTTTAATCTTATTCCAAGCAGTTTCATTACGAATTTTATCTAAAAATTCATGCCCCGACCAAGTAAGATTAATTGCCGAATAGTCCTCTTCTCCCATTGTGGAGCTATCTTCAATTTGAATTAATTTAGCCTGTGCCAGAATCTTGTAGTGATATATGACTTTCTCAGGATAAACCCCTTTGAAACTTTCACTATCAAGCGGAGTGTCATCCACTTTACTTTCTAATTTAATGAGGATTTTTCGAATTAATTCCCAATCTCTTTTCATACTTTATCCTTACGACCGCACTTCATGAAAAGTACGGTCAGTTTTAAGTGCGTTTTAAATTTAACGGCGTTCACCCGGATAAGCCAAATCAGATTCATTGAAATTTCGAATCTTCGGCAGTACACGGGAAAGATTGTCATCACGCCATGGGTCGGCTTCTAAATCTTTGCTCATTTTGAGTAAGATTCGGCGGGCATGTTCCACTGTAAACGGATATTCATTCGCTTGGCTGACAACTTCCGGCGCGATCGGTGCTTGTAGCAATTTGAGTGGTTTTACCAACATTTTGAGTGAACCAATCACGCGCACGGCGATAAACCATAACCAAAGTAAAACGGTGATGTCGTTTTCGGTCATTTCGATGGTATATGTTTTTGGTTTTGACTCCGGCAAAGCAACATCAGTAATTAATTCACCCTCAAGAATTATCTTGTGAACATATTCTACTGCCTGTGGTAATTGCTCAAGGGTTAAATCTTCGATTGATTCCACATTGAAGCGCTGATGGATTAAATGATAGGCTTCGGAATAAATTATCCCTTTCTTGCTCACTAACATATTCACGGCATTGCGCAGACCTGTGCGATCATCTACCGTAGTTTTCGATTCATATTTGCCTGTTTTACGAATTGCCGGCAAAACTTCCGCTGTTACCCATTTTCTAAAACGGTGCGGAACAGATCCTTTTTTCACTGCGTCACGGCAACGTAAGATCAAAGTGTACATTCCGCTTTCGCTTACTACAGCCATTTCTTGCTTTCCTCCAAGGGTGTCGGTTAAAGCGACACCCTTTTCATCGTCATCTAATCTTTCGATTGCATCACGATAATTTGAGATATTGATAGCATTACAAAGATCTTTTGCAACAAACCAAGGCTCGTTATTAATAGCTAAAGTGCGGATGGATTTTGATTCAAAATTGAATGTGGATAATTGAGTTTGAGTTGTCATTTTTCTGTTCCTTTTGAGGGATTGATTGTTTACCCATAATTGGGCGACCAACGGCTCAAAACTAGCAGAAAATCTAGCGGAGTTATTCCCTTTCGGTATTGTATTCCTCGCACCGTCGGTCATTGATTCTTTGAGAACTTTATAATGGCGGTAAAATTCTCAAATTTTAGATACAAAAAAATCACGCTGACGGGGTGAATAATCCGTTTTCTGTTAGGCTTTTGAGACCTTGAAAACATACTAATAAAAAAGCCCCTTGGGTGTCAAGGGGTATTATCTATAATCCGGCTGCTTTAACTAATTCTTTCAATCCATTAATTTCATTTTGGGTGAAAGAATACTCGTTATTACAAATCTTGATGTCAATCTGGTTTGCGTTTGCCAGTTGTTTAAGTTGGGCATTCGTAGGACGATAAATATTTAACTGTAAATAGAAGTCACGCGTCGCTGTTAACCCAGAATTATACGGTTTTAAATTGAATTTTTTACCATCAACTAACCAGTGGGTTTCATCACATTTTACAGGAGAACGCCCTTTTTTAGTGATAAGTAACTCGTTATATTGTTTCTTATCCTTTATAACGGAGAATTTTTCGGGGACTATAGTTTGAGTATATCGACTATTTACTATTCCAGATACCTGCCACTTGATTTCACGTTCACCAGTGAATTTATCTGTTTTATCAGTAACTTCACCCTTTAAGGCTAATTCGTCTTGCTTTGCCCATTTTTCACTTAGGCTTTCTTTCTTTTGTTGTGGTACGGCGCACCCAGACAAAAACGTAGCCATGATGCCAATCAATAATAACTTTTTCATTTTAGGTTCCTCTTATTTTGTATAATAAATCTCATATATTCTAAGGCACCTTAATATTTTCTGTAAGTTTTCGAATGGAATTATTTCAATTTTGCGACGCAGATCGCATATTTTCACAATGAAATTCGACCGCACTTTCTTTCATGGATATTCTTTGCGCACATTCAACAAAACGGAGAACATCTATGAAAAAACAATTCATGCAGTGGCTATTGAGCAAAGATGAACTAATCAGCAGTAACGCAGAATATATCACCGCACGACTGGACGAAAACTTAAAAATCCAGCCATGCAGAGAACGAAACCGAGCAACACGAGAAGAAAATGCAATAATCAAAGGACTAATAGCCGAGTTTAACGATTCGCTAAATACTCAGTAACGCCGTCATCTTCATCGTCATTTTCTACCGCACTTTCCTGATAAAACGGCATAAAATCCGAGAGTTCAGGCAGTTTAGCCTTTGGATCGCGGTTTATCATCGCCAACAGGTGGCTAATTTGTGCGGTGCGGTAATCTTCCCGCCAAAGCCCGAAAGGTTGTTCTTGATAGAATAGCTCGTATTCTTGAAGCTCTCTTTCGGGCATTTGGTCAATTTCGCTTAATGTTTTACCCAACGCAAGGCTAAGATTTATTTGGAACTTGCGCCGGTCGGTGAGTTTTTTGGATTAAGCCCCATAATGGCTTTATTCACTGCATCAAAAATACCGCCACCGAGTTTAGAAATCAGCTTCAAATCTTCTTCACTGTCAGGATTAAACAGATTAACGCCGTTTTCATCACATAAACGAAGCGCAATTCCACGCGGTAAAGCATTAGGATCGTAAATGTTTTGTAATTGCTTTTGCAATTCATCTTCATCGTTCAAATTTAATTCTTTACCTTGGGCCAAGGCTAATTTAATTAAGTGTTCGCGCTGACCGTAAATAATTTGGTTATTTTCGCCAACAGATAGATCGCGGATATAGTAAGTTTCGCCCTCATATTCAAACGGTGCGACTTTCGGCTTTGTTGCTAAAAGTTTTTCACGTAAACTCATTTCAATTCTTCCATTCATTCAAAAAAAATGACCGCACTTTTTAGGTGCGGCCGTGTTGATTAAGCTGTTACTGGCAATAAATAATCGCGTTTGGATTTTTTGATTGTCACACCAGAATCAAACTTACCTTTCACTTCACCACTAAAATTAGGTGATGTTTGGATAAATCCAGTGCCGTAAAGAGAGCCTTGATTGTTTTTCAAAACCATCATCCACGGGAAAGTTTCTTTGGCATAGAATTTCTTACGCAAATCTTGTTGCATTGGTGTTGCCGGCGCGTAGAAGAATGTCAGTTTAATTGAGCCGTACTCAATTTCACCAGCTTCGGTTTCAGTACCTTCAGAACACATTGTCGTGATGTCTTCTTCGCCTAACGAGTCACCATCACCTTCAATTTGTTTGATAGCGCAGAAGTTAGATGACCATTTGACGATTGCCACTTTTGCCGTAGAAAAGTCAGTAGGCGCATCCTGATTACTCCAATCTACTTCATCAGCAAAGGTGATTTTGTCTGTTGCAATAGTTTTTACCGGATAAAATCCATCTAATGCACCAAGACCAGTGATTTTCACAAAGTCACCAACTTTTGCACCATGACCAGTTGCGGTAATTGTTGCATTCGGTTTTACAGTGGCGGCAGTGATGGCTTTTTCTTCAGTCAAGCCGATCCCCACATAAAATTTAGTACCCTGAAAAGGGGTTGTTTGTGTTGCCATGTTTTATTCTCCATAAGCAATTTGATAATTGATTATGCGACGATGTAGCTTAGTGTCAGGTTCATAGTCGCTAAAATCATTCATACGCTCCGCAAAATCGAACTCTGCCGAAAGTGCGGTAAAAATCTGTTTGCGAAGGCTGAAAATGTCATCAGGGTTTTGGCTGTAGATGTCAATCTGCACCTGATAATCATCAAGATCGCCATCTTCCAGCGCCGAATTTGGCGAGATGTTCGGGAATTGATATACAATTACCGGGAAAGCCTTGTTTGTTTCTGGAATCAGCCCATAAAAACAACGCCCCGACACCAAAGGCGACAGGGCGCTAAAAAGTTTCTTCTGGATCATGTCATTTGCCAGCCTCCGCAATTATTTCTTGTTGCAGTGTGTCAATGATGGCTTGCGCCGCCTGTTCCTTAGATTGCTGAAAGGCGGGTCGCATAAACGGTCGCGCGGGCATTTTAGATGTGCCAAATTCAAGATAACGCCAGTAAAACGGATCGCGCGGATTGTACGCACTGGATTTACCGCTTTTTTCTTTGAATTTCAGCACTTGCTTGGTCGAAAGCCCCTTTACCCAAATATAGGCGTCAGTTCTGCCATTTTTGCCGACTTTCGTGCGGCTTTGAATGGATTTTCTTAATGTACCTACACGTCTGTGCGGCACGCTTTCTTTCAAGACTGGTGCGAGCGAACGCGCTTTATCACGCACAATTGCACCGCCTTTACGCATTGCTTTAACGGCAATACGGTTAGAAGTCTTTCGCCCAAGGCTTTGCATTGCTTTTTGCAACTCTTTCAAGCCATCAACGCGGACCGTTACGCTACCCATTAATCACCTCTTTACACATGAGCTGCAACGATACATTGCGCTCCTGTGTATTGAGTACCGACACAATCTCTAAAGTACTCTTACCGAACTTAACCCGCATTGTCGGCATAATCCCGTCAAGATAACGTAGCCAAATTTGCGTAGTCACTTCCGACTGCACTTGTTGAGCCGAAAAATACTCACGGCCAGACAATGGACGCACATCAGCCCAAACAGTCGCAACGTTTTTCCACGTCGTCACTGCCGCGCCGTAGTCGTTTACGGTAT